TTACATGCATATCGTCGCACTTAACTCGCATGTGAGGACAATTCAAATGGCATTATCTACCACCCAAAGTATTTGGCGTTCGGGCGGCGGCGACCAGACTCGTACCGCGTATTGTGGTTCCGGCCTAATGGCTGCACAGTTCTATATCGCTGATGCTTCTCCAGCTACTGCTGGCACAAACGTCGCAGTCTCTTCGACTTCCGGCGCTCCTGCACTTATTCTGCCTTCTGGCGCTGTTGTCGTATCCGTCAGCATCACTGCCGTTAGCGGTTCAGGCACGTTTGATTTAGGCGCAACAGGCTACACTTCTGGCACTGCCGACAACAACTATATCGCTTCTGGTGTAACGGCTGCGGCTGGCACTACTAGCGTAGGTGCGGTTGTAAGCGGCGCAGCTTTAAGTGAAATGTCGTACGTAACTGTAACGGACAACTCTAGCGCTTCGGGCACTGTTACCGGCTTCATCACTTACTTCGTAGTCGATCCGCTGGTTGGTCAGCAAAACGTCTAATAGGAGGGCATCACCATGATGCAAACAGACGTTAAGTCGGCACAGGTAACTTCTTCGGATACAGCGTACGCTGCCACGACCCGTGTAAAAGCGGTGACTGTTAGCTACGCTACCGGAGGTACAGTTGTCCTGAAAGACGGCGGTGCAAGCGGCACTACGCGGTTTTCATTTACTGCACCTGCTACAGCAGGGTCGGAACATATTCTGTTCCCCGGCGAAGGTATTAAATTTAATACTGACGTTTACGCTGCATTATCAAGTGCAACTATTGTGGTGTTCTATGGCTAAGTCTCCAGCATGGCAACGCAAAGAAGGCAAGAACCCCAAGGGCGGTTTGAACGCCAAAGGCCGAGCCTCCTACAACGCAGCCAATCCGGGGAAACCCGGGCTGAAAGCCCCGCAACCAGAGGGAGGTTCCCGCAAGGATTCCTTCTGTGCGCGTATGAAGGGGATGAAAAAGAAGCTCACTTCATCGAAAACCGCGAACGATCCGAACAGTCGTATTAACAAATCCTTGAGAGCGTGGAAGTGCTAATCATGTCTGATATTGAACTAACTGAACGCGAGAGACTAATCGCTAAAGAAGCGGCGAAAATCGCAATCGAAGAGATGTCTTCAGAGTTTTACAAAAAGATAGGTAAAACTGTTGTGGAGAAAATCTTGATATGGATTGGCCTCTTGGTTGTCGGATTCGTCGCGGGCAAAGGCTTACTAATAAAGGTTTGATATGGCTAAAGATACAACTCCTAAAGATAGCTACGCAGAAAATGCTAAGCAAGATAAGCTCAACCGTGACGAACGTGAAGGCTACGAAAAAGAATTAAGGCGTCAAAAAGAAGAGAACGAGGCCCCTCGCAAAGCGGTAAGCGACGCTTTTAACTACGTTAAAGGTAAAGCGTCTGAGCTTGGCGACGAAGTGACTAAGTTCGCCAAAGAATACGGTAACGTATACAAAAAAGGCTTAGGTATGAAAGAAGGCGGCAAAGTTAAATCCGCTTCAGCTCGCGCTGACGGCTGCTGCATACGTGGGAAAACGAGGGCCTAATTATGGCTTCTAAAGCCGAACAACGCGAAAAAGCAGAAAGAGCTGCTCAAGCTAAACGCGAAGCGGAGGAAAGAGCTGCTCAAGCTAAACGCGAAGCTGCGGATAGAGCTAGAGAAAAAGCGGAAAGAGAAGCTCAAGCTAAACGCGAAAAAGCGGAAAGAGAAGCTCAGGCTAAACGCGAAGCTGCTGAAAAAGCTGCTGAAGCTAAACGCCAAAAAGAAGAGGCGGCTAAGAGGGCTGCTGAAGAGAAAGCTAACGCCGCAAGACAGGCTGCGGAGAAGAAAGCCGAAGCTGCTAAACAAGCCGCTGAAGCTAAGGCCGCTAAAGCTAAATCTGCTGCCGATGCCAAAGCCGCTGCCACGCAAAAAGCAAAAGATGACAAAGCCAACGCTGCTAAAGCCGCTGCTGACGCTAAAGCTACTGCACAAGCCAATGCTAGACGCGTAGCCATTGAGACACAAGCCAAAAAACTTGGTATTGATCCGGGTCAATACGAGCAATCGCTAAATGCTCAAGCCGAGGCCAAACAAAAAGCCGCGCAAGCCGCGCAACAAGCTAAAGACAAAGCGGCTATCGCTAAGTCTATGAAAATGTCTGTCGCTGATTTTGATGCGATGCTTAATAGAAAGCAGCAAGAGCAAGAAGCTGCTGACCAGCAAAAAGAAGATAAAGAAAATTTAGATAGTCAAAACGCGTTACGGGAGCAAGAAGCCCAAGCTAAAGCCGCCGCAGATGCGGAGCGGCAAAAACAAGTACAGGCGCAACAGCAGCAATATGCACAGCTTATGAACCAACGTAAGATGCAAAATGATGCACAAGTGTACCAAATGCTCACACAGAATATGCCTACTCCAGTGGGGTACGAGCAAGGCCCTACAAGCCGTGAAGCACAGACTACGATGATAGGCGCAGGTGGCGACCAAGGTATATACGGCCCACCGCAACAACAGATGTCACCGGGCCAGATTGCGCAAATGTCGCAGGGTATGTATGGCCCACCACCGGGTATGTATGGGCAACAAGATATGTACGGGCAACAGGGTATGTATGGCCCACCACAAGCCATGCCCCCACAAGGTATCGCTGCGGCTCAGCAATTAACCCCACAGCAAATAGCTATGCTACAAGCACAGCAGATGCAACAGGCACCACAGCAGCAAGCTCCACAAACCCAACAGGCTCCTGTCATGGCAGCATACGGTGGCATCATGCGGGGTTATAAGTAAACTAAATCTTTAAAGGTGATTAAATGGCTACGAAACAAAAATACGCTTCTCCTACCCCAATGGGTAAAGTAAAAACTGCGGCTCCTAGCCGTGATGGTGTTGCTGTTAAAGGCAAAACCAAAGGCAAACAAGTTGTCATGGCTGGCAACAAGCGCATGAACAAAGGCGGCAAAGCCTGCTAATAGGAGACGGACATGGCTAGTAAAATGGAAATGGCGAAAGCTAAAGCCGATGCTGCGAATAAGGCTAAAGAATCTGCTAAAGCTGCTGCGGCTTACAGAGCTAGCATGGGGCCAGACGCAGCTAAAGCTAGAAAAAGTCAAGCTGAGGTTGAAAAACAAGTAGCCCAAGCTAATAAACAAGCAGCAATGAAAGCCGCGCAGCAAGCTAAACGTAACCCAGCGTCTGCTGATAGTCCTTACAACAAAGCACCTAAAGTTTCGGCTGAAGCTGCTAATGCTAGACGATCCGCTGATATGGATAAAGCTAAACAGGCGCAACAGGCTAGGCAATCTGAAATGGCTAGTAAAGCAAAACCTTATACAGATGCACTTGATCGCGCAATAAAAGCCAAACAAGCTGCACCTGCTCGTCCTATAGGCGGTACGGGTAATATGGGCGGTGGTATGGGTTCAATGGCTGGACGTGGTGGTACGCCCGCTCGTCCTACGGGGCCTATGGGTACTATGGCTCGTCCTGCTATGACCCCGCAAGTTAAACAGGGTCTTCAAGATATGGCAAACAAAACGCGTGAAGCAGTAATGCAACGTGGTAAGCCTACGCTGATAAGCGGCATGAAAAAAGGCGGAAAGGCCGGTAAAAAATGATGGCCTCTCGGGGAATGGGTGACATTAATCCGTCTAAGATGCCTAAGGGTAAGAAGAAAGCCCGTAGGGATGACACCGACTTCACTCAGTATAAAGAGGGTGGAGCGGTGTGGGATAAACCCCGCCCCAAAGAGTTGGGCAAACCCAAGAAGTTAAGCTCTGCTAAAAAGTCAGCAGCAAAGGCGTCAGCAAAAGCCGCTGGTAGGCCGTACCCAAACCTGATTGACAACATGAAGGCAGCGAGGAAGTGATGGCTGAAAAATGGATACAGAAGGCAATAAAGAAACCCGGTGCTCTTCGTGCTCAGCTTGGCGCAAAAGAAGGACAGCCAATCCCAGCAAAGAAGCTTGCAGCCGCTGCGAAAAAGCCCGGCAAGTTGGGGCAACGTGCAAGACTTGCGCAAACGCTCAAAGGTATGAAAAAGTAAATGGCCTACACTTCAGACACAACTAGCTTTAACCCTAACCTCAACGAGATATTCGAAGAGGCTTTTGAGCGTTGTGGCTTAGAGTTGCGTACGGGTTATGACTTCCGTACAGCGCGACGTAGCATGAACTTTATGCTGACTGAGTGGGCTAATCGCGGGGTTAACCTGTGGACTGTGGAGCAAGGTTCGGTCAATTTAGTACAGGGGCAGACGACTTATGATCTACCTATTGATACTGTCGATTTGCTTGAACATGTTATTCGTACGAATTCTGCGCAAGGCCCAAACCAGACTGACCTCAACATTACCCGAATTAGTGTTTCTACCTACTCCACTATCCCTAACAAGCTTGCGCAAGGGCGACCAATCCAAGTCTGGGTTAACCGTCAAAGTGGTCAGAAGGTAGGGTCAGAGGTAGCTACACCTAAAAACCCGCAGATTAATGTCTGGCCTTGTCCAGATCAGGGTACTGCGCAGCAGCCGTACTACATATTTTATTACTGGCGTTTGAAGCGTATATACGACGCCGGTGATGGCACTAACGTGATTGATATTCCATTCCGCTTCTTAAACTGTATGGTGGCAGGTTTGGCGTACATGATTGCGGTAAAGAAACCTGAAGTTGATCCTATGCGCGTGCAAGGTTTGAAATTAATGTACGACGAAGCATGGCAGTTGGCGGCTGATGAAGATAGAGAGAAAGCTCCTATCCGGTTTGTGCCGCGTGAAATGTTCTTTTAATTATGGGTAACAGGTTTGCCAGTGGTAAGAATGCCATATCCGAATGTGATCGGTGTGGGTTCCGCTACAAGCTAAAAGAGTTAAAAAAGCTGACGATTAAGACCAAGCAGGTTAACATCTTAGTATGCCCAACTTGCTGGGAACCCGATCAGCCGCAGTTGCAGTTAGGTATGTATCCGGTGGATGATCCGCAAGCGTTGCGTAATCCTCGTAGGGACAACAGTTACTACCAAGCGGGTTACACAGGATTGCAGCTTACAAACGATACGGACTTTGGTGATCCGAGTGGTGGTAGTCGGATTATTCAGTGGGGTTGGGCACCGGTTGGTGGCTCAAGTGCAAATGATGCTGGGTTAACACCTAACTACCTAACATCTGCTGGCGTAGTAGGAACTGTAACCATCACGATTACTTAGGAGTAGACATGAAACACGATGACATGAAAGAAGACAAGCCGCTTATCAAGAAGATCGCTAAGCAGGAAGTCAAATCGCACGAGAAGAAAATGCACGGTATGAAAAAAGGCGGCGTTACAGGCGAGGCTATGCGCAAGTACGGTCGCAATATGGCTCGTGTTATGAACCAGCGTGGTTCCTCAAGGAGCAAATAATGGCTAAGTTCTCGCAAAAAGTTAAAGGTAAAGAAGTAGGCCAAGGTGCAGTGTACGCAGCCCCGCATGATATGAAGGGTAAAGCGACTAGCATTCAGGCTGATTCTAAGTACACCACTGGTGCCGATGCACTGAACAAAGCGAACATATCTGTTGGTGGCATTAGCAAAGGTAATACTAGCGAGCCTAAGACCAGCGGTATCAAGATGCGTGGTGCAGGTGCAGCTACTAAAGGTACTATGTGCCGTGGCCCGATGGCCTAAGGAGTAAGTAGTGACGTACACAGAGTTAGTTGCAAATATTCAATCTTACACAGAGAACTACGAAGCGGAATTCGTAGCGAACATACCTGTCTTTGTGACTCAGGCTGAAACTCGCATCTACAACACGGTGCAGATACCTGCATTGCGTAAAAACGTCACTGGGCTTGTAAGCACTAACAATAAGTATTTGTCTTGCCCAATTGATTTTCTATCGGTCTTTTCTTTAGCTGTGATAGATGGTACTGGGCGATTTGAATACTTACTTAACAAAGATGTTAACTTCATGCGGGCGGCATATCCCAACCCAAGCACTACGGGATTGCCGCAGTACTACGCGTTGTTTGGCCCAACGGTAGCTAGTAGTGTAATTACAGACGAGTTGAGCTTTATTGTGGCTCCTACGCCTGATGCTCAGTATGACGTTGAGCTGCACTATTACTACTACCCAGAGTCAATCACTGTAGCTGCTGATGGGCGCACATGGCTAGGGGACAATTACGACCCTGTCTTGCTTTATGGCTCGCTAGTCGAGGCTATCATCTACATGAAGGGTGAGCAGGATATGGTGGCGTATTACCAGAAGAAGTTTGATGATGCGTTGATGCAGTTGAATCGTCTGGGTACAGGTCTTGAGCGTGGTGACGCATACCGCGACGGGCAAGCAAAGATTAAGGTTAATCCGTAATGTCTATTCAACAGGGACTGACGACAAGCTTCAAACAGCAGATGGTTCAAGGCCAGCAGAACTTGTCGGCAAATACTTTGAAGATGGCGTTGTATACAGCCTTTGCTACGTTAGGCCCAGATACAACGGTGTATTCAACAACGAACGAAGCAACGGGTACAGGGTATACAGCAGGTGGCGTTACTATGTCTGGTGTGACTATAAGCACTAACGCAGACGGAGTTGTGTACATAAACTTTAACAACGTAGTGTGGACTAATGCGTCGTTTACTGTACGTGGTGCCCTTATTTATAATGCGTCACAGAGTAATGCGTCTGTAGCTGTGTTGAACTTTGGGTCGGATAAGACCTGCAACAACCAAACTTTTACCGTCACTATGCCTGCTAACACAGCAACGACGGCTTTAATTCGTTTTCCTTAAGGAGTAACCATGTCTACTGAAATATCAAAAACAAGCGACTCGGTTTCGGGCGCTGTTATACGCAAGTCCGATTTTGTTCATAGCGCGTCCGCTGGCGGTGTTTTTACTATCACCTGCCGCGACAAAGACGGCAACCTGAAATGGGAAGATTCAAGCCCTAACCTCGTGGTTAACCAAGGCTTGCAGGATATGAATGCCAAGTATTTTGTTGGCACATCGTATACCGCTGCTTGGTATCTTGGTTTGATTACTGGCCCTTCTTCAGGCACTACTTTTTCTGCTAGTGATACGTTAGCTTCTCACGGCGCTACAGGTTCTGGTGGTTGGACTGAAGATACTAACTACTCTGGTAATCGTAAAGCTTGTACGTTTGGTACAGCTACTACGGCTGATCCTTCGGTCATTACTAACGCGTTGAACACAGCTTCATTTACTATGAATGCAACTACTACGATTGCTGGTGCTTTCCTTTGCTCAGTAGCATCCGGTACTTCGGGCGTGTTGTTTTCGGCTTCGGACTTTCAGTCCCCCGGTGATCGTGCTGTTGTAAATGGTGACGTTTTGGTTGTTACTTATACGTTTAACCTTGACGCTACCTGATAGGAACTTAAGTGGCTGTTGTTGATGGCGGATTTAGTAGCGGGGAATGGGGCACTCCTGCGGCATGGGGTTGCTCTGTTTACTATCCGCTCGTCACCAACGGTGGTTGGGGTTTAGGTGCGTGGGGTTCTGACGGTTGGGGGTTAGGCAACGACGGAATAGTTTCTGCCTCTGACACTGTTTCAGCAGTAGGTACAACTAATGTTTTTGTTTCAGAGACAGCGGCAGGAAGCGATATTATTGTAGGGAGTTTGACACTCCCCGCTAGTATTTCAGAATCAGCAGCGGGGAGTAGCGTTGTTAGTAGCTTAGCGGTGTTTGGGGCAAGTGTTTCCGATACTGCAAATGCGTATGAGACAGTTCTTGGGTGGAGACAATATAGCCGCTCAATAATTGAAACGGCAAATGCAAACGATGACGATGCTTCTGCATTACCAACGTACGTCACTTTTATAAGTGAAACAGCGCAAGCGACTGAAACTGATTCTAGTGTTTTTGCTATTTCAGCGGCTATCATTGAAACAGTAAATGCAACAGAACAAACATTTGGCGTTAGGTATACCACTGGAGCAGTAATAGAAAACGCAGCAGGGTCGGAAACTGTTTCAGGTAAAGCAGATTTTGCGGTTAACGTATCAGAAACAAGTAATGTATCAGAACAAGTTAGTACGAACACACAGTTTGTTGTAAACGCTAGTGAAACAGCTCGTGCACAAGATGTTGTAAACAGAAGGCTATTGTGGGAACCAATTAATACATCTGTTGATGGTGATTGGACACTCATAAACACTAATCAGTAAGGAAGAATTATGGCAAGTACATATAGCGATTTAAAATTTGAACTGATTGGTACGGGTGACCAAGCAGGTACATGGGGCGCTACAACTAACACTAACCTCGGCACTGCGATTCAACAGGCTATTACGGGTACGGTGGATATTACGTTTGCAAGCTCTGATGTAACACTAACGCTTACCGATACTAACGCCGCGCAGAACGCTCGTGCTTTACGTCTAAACTTGACCGGTACTTCTGGCGGTGCGCGTAACTTAATCGTCCCGGCAATTGCTAAACAATACATCGTTAACAACGGCTTAGCTGATGCCGTAACGATTAAAAACTCTTCTGGTACAGGCATTGTAGTTCCAGCGGGTTCTTCAGTAATCGTGTTTAACAACGCTACTAACGTGGTGCCGGTGTATAGCGCAATACCTGTCTCAGCGACAGTAACGTATAAGTTACCAACTACTGATGGTACAAACGGTCAAGTTCTTACTACTAATGGTTCTGGGGGCTTGTCTTTCACTACCCCTACTGCCGGTATCACAACAGGTAAAAGTATCGCTATGGCGATGATTTTTGGCTTCTAAGGAGTTTTTAAATGGCAAATCCAAATATTGTTAACGTCACTACCATCTATGGTAAGACTACGTATCTCACTCCATCCGGTACTTCTGCGGTGGTTCTGTTACCTAACGCTGCTTCATCTGGCAAGGTCTTAAAGATCAATCAGATCGTCGCTGCTAATGTGAACGGTTCTGCTGCTGTTGATACCACGGTGTCTCTCTACACTAATGGCGCGGTTGCTCAAGGCTCTGCACCATCGGGCGGTACTGCGTACCCAATTGTAAGCACTATTTCTGTGCCAGCGGACGCTTCGTTAATCGTTACGGATAAAACCACAGCGATTTATTTAGAAGAAGGCACGAGTATTTCGGTCACATCTGGTACAGCTAGTGGGATCACCTACTCAATAAGTTACGAAGAAATATCGTCTTAATAAGGGGTTGCTATGGCAATTCATGGTTATCCCGGTCAGATAATAAGCGGCACTGCGCCTACGGCGTTTGGCTCAGGTATTTGGACGCTTGGGCGTTTGTACAACTCTACTACAGTTGTGCTGGTATTCGGCGCTACAGATACGTGGGTGTGCCCTCCAAATGTTACGTCCGTAGACTATCTTGTAGTTGCTGGCGGCGGTGGTGGTGGAAGTGGAGGTGAGCAAGCAGGTGCAGGTGGTGGCGGTGCTGGCGGGTTTAGAACAGGTACGGCTTTTGCAGTTACGCCCGGGGTTTCTTACACAATTACTGTTGGCGGTGGTGGGACTGGCGGTTTTGGTTCTATTGGTGTTAACGGCAGTAATTCTGTTTTTTCTACCATTACATCTAACGGCGGCGGCTACGGCGGTGGCAGTAATAGTGCAAACGGCCCAGCAATAGCAGGTGGAACCGGTGGTTCTGGTGGTGGCACAGGGATGTGGAATTACAGCGGAACAACAACTGGAGCTGCTGGCAATACTCCTTCTACCTCTCCATCACAAGGTAACAAAGGCGGCGATCTTTTTGGCCCGGGCGGTAATAGGATTGGTTCTGGTGGGGGCGGTGCAGGTGCAGCAGCAGCTACTGCTTATGGCGGAACAGCCGCAGGAAATACTGCTGGCGGTGCTGGACTTTCTTCTGCTATTTCTGGGTATGGTGTTTATTATGCTGGTGGCGGTGGTGGGTCAGGACAAGGCGACCCAGTTGCACCTTACAGCATAGCTGGAGGCATAGGTGGTGGTGGTGCTGGTGGCCCGGGGACTGCTAACGGAGTTTCAGGAACAGCCTTTACCGGTGGCGGTGGCGGTGGCGGTGGCGGAAATAGTGCAGGGACTTGGGCTGGAGGTGCAGGAGGCTCGGGTGTAGTCATCCTTAGATACACAGTGCCTTACCAAGTTACGATTGTTTCGTTTACCGGCAGCACTACCTACAAAATGCCAGCCAATGTTAAATCTGTTGACTACCTTGTAGTTGGTGGTGGTGGAGGCGGTTCTGGCGGCATTCTTTCACCCGGCGCTAATGGCGGTGCAGGTGGGGCTGGCGGGTTTAGAACCGGAACCGCTTTAGCTGTAACAGCGGGGGCAACATATACTATTACTATTGGTGCCGGTGGTGCTGGCGGTCGTGGGGGTTTAAATAGCACTAGCAGTCTTGGCGCTGTTGGTGGCAGTTCAACATTTAGCACAATAACTTCCAATGGTGGCGGGTATGGTGGTTGTGGCGGAACTGCTGCAAGTAGCGGGGCTTCAGGTGGTGGTGGAGCAGGTGGTGGTGGCGGGGTAAA